GTGGCCCCACGCTCTGGCCCACGCGAAGGCGTAGTTCAATTCGTGAAGCTGGTCTGCGGACGCCTGCCGGATGTCGGGTATCCCGGCGGCGCGCAGCCCGGCCCCTAAAATACTGGGGGGCAGGGTGTGCTCAAGCACGTCACGCAGCTGACCCTTGCTCGCGCCCGCCCTCTGCTTTGGGCGCATCCGCTCGTTGATGCTGCGACGTGTTTTGGTGATGGGGTTTGTCATGATGCTCTCCTTAGATGTGGTTGATGCACTCGGGGCCGAAGCCCGCTTCGATGGATGCCGGGTCGGTCAGGGCCCGACCGCAGCGGGCGCAGCGGCCCTCGTGCCAGAACTCAAGCTGCTTCGGCATTTTGCCCTCAGAGAACTGACGCATAGCCCAGTCGAGGCCCATAAACGCCGGGTGGCTGGGGTTGCCTTTCTTGCCCGGTATCAGCGCGTTGCCGTTCTTGGTGAAGCCAAGATATTCGTAGTCCCGCTCGTTGCTCTGGCCGACCAGCAGGCTGGCGAAAAACATTTCGTCGCTGTCTTTGGATTTGGCGACGCGGTACGTGTACCGCTTGCCGGTGGCTTTGGATACGAGAGTGAACCGGGACCGACCGCCAAATATAAATTGGTGGGCGTCAGCGGCGTCTGCGATCAGGTGCGGGTGGGTCATGGTCAAAGTCTCCTGTGGTGTGTGATCCTGAGATAAGATGCTGATCAGCATCTGTCAAGCCTTACACCGCCTCATCCTCTAGCTCGCCCCAGCTTGGTCCGGTGCCACCTTCGACCAGAGCATCGGTGGGCGCTCCCGGAAAGATATCCAGATAGCCCGCGACCATATCCTCTTTCATCCACTGCAGCGCCTCCGGCGCGTCATCGATGTAGGCCTCGTCGATCAGGGCGTCGTGGACGGTCGCGGCCATCCGGGTGCCCATGTGCCTGCCGCGAGCGGCGGCATCCTCGAGCCGCTCACGGTGCCGGATGATCGCGCGCGCCATGACCGACAGCGCGGCGCGCTGCACCGGGTAGTTCGCGCACTTTGGCAGATCCGGCTTCTTGCCGAGGTAGATCGTGCCGCCGTCGATCACGGGCAGGAAGCCGTCGCCCAGCGCGTGCTGCATCATAGTATTGCGCAGGTTGAACGCGCGCGGGTAGCGGTCGGCCCAGAAGTCGATCAGCTCCTGCGCACGGGTGATCGAGGTGCGCAACGTGCCAGACAGACCCATGGCCCCTGACCCATAGATGATGCCAAACGATACGCCCTTGGCCTTCGACCGGATGTCTTTGCCCTCTGGGGTCTTCTTGTCGATCTTGTACCCGGCCATATACGACCCGACCTCGCTGTGCAGGTCGCCGTGCACACAGTCGTAGAGCAACTGGTCATCCTCAGCCAGCAGCGCCAGCACCTTCAGCTCGATGCCGCTGTAATCAAGGCTGACCAGACGCTTCTTGGGCGGCGCGATGAACGACAGCCGCACGCTGGTGAAGTCACCCAGCAACTCGCGGTCGCGCGGGAACTGCTGCGCGTTCGGTGCGCTGCTCGAGAACCTGCCGGTGACGGCGCGCGCGATGTTGTAGCTGGGGTGCAGCCTGCCGTCGCTGGCGTTCTGCGCCATGTTGATCAGCTTGTCCCCGAAGTTCGACAGATACTGGTTGATGGTGGTCAGGTCTGCGATGTTGAACAACACCTCGGCCAGCGGACCCTCCCCGCCTGCCAGAGTGGCCATCTCCTTGAGCGTGGCGGTCTTGATCTCAAGCTGCCCTGCCTTTTCAGTGCGCGGCCAGTGATCGAGATATTCGTCGGGCAGTATCTGACCGAAGTAGTCGCTCCACTGCTTGCGCGACTGGATGTTCTCGACCTCTTCCTCGCTGACCCGCTCACGGATCGCGGCATCGTACACCACCCGCTTGCTCGCCCACAGCGCCACCAGATCCCGGTGCCGCGCCTGATCCAGCAGCAGGCCTGTCTCGCGCATCTCGTGGACCGGCACGATCAGGGCGTCAAACATCGCCTGTGCGCCCCGTGCAGACGGATGTTCGTCCAGCTTGGCCTGCCAGTGCTGCCAGAGCCTCCACGTCCACAGGGCGTCGTCTGCGGCGTACTGGAGCTGCTCTGCATTCAGGTCGGGAGCGGCCCAGTTCGATACCTGCTGATCCTTGGGCATCTCATACTTGAGGTCAGCCTTGAGCATCAGCGCCAGCGACATCTGATCGCCGCCCATCCGGGCGCGGCGGGCGTGCGCCACCTCGATGACTTTGACGTGCGGCGCGTCTGCCGCATCAAACCACTGGTATTCGAACCCGGCGTTAAACGCGATCCATGTGCCCTTTTCAAACCAGTCGGCATAGGGCGCGAACGACCCGCCATCGAGCGCCCAGAAGTCGATGACCGCCCAGACGTCGTCGTTGCATATCTGTGCCAGCCTGACCTCGCTCTCCTGCGGGCGCAGGCCGGTGGTTTCGAAGTCGAGCGCGGCGTGGTCGGTGCCGATCTGGTCGAGCAGATCGTTCAGCGCATCCTCGGTCGTGATCATCTGGTAAGTCATGGAGTTTCCTGTGGTGTGGAGAGGCGGACCCGAAGGCCCGCCCCCGGTGATCAGGCGCGGCGTGCGCGGCGGGTGCGCGCAGGCTTATCCTCTTCAGTCTCCGGCTCGACCTCGACGGCAGTCTCCGGCTCGACCTCGGACCCGCCGCCCAGCATGGCGGCTGCTTCGCCTTCGGTGATCCACTCCTCGATGTCGAACTTCGGCTTGAAATTCCACTCGCCCTTCGCTTGGAACTTCTCGAGGGTGAAATAGAACAGCGGGAAGTTCGGCTCGCCACGGATCGTGCGCTGCGCGATCTCATCGAACAGGTCAGCCACAGCGTTCTTGCCGCTGATGCTGTTGGTGCTAAACTGGTACTGTACCTCGCCATTCTCGGACATGAACCCGAAGCCCAGCATCGAATGCCAGCCGTCCTGCGACCGCTCGTATGGACCCTTGTCGTCAAGATCGCGCTTAGAGACCGCCAGCTCCGGCTGATAGATTGACCACTGGTGCCGAGCTATGGGCTGGTTGCCCTTCCAGCAGACCCAGCCACGGAATGCGGAACGCGGTTCCATCAGGAACAGCTCATTCTGGTCGAGGTCGTTGCGGTCACGCCCGTAGGTGATTGCCCCGGTCTTGCCAGAGAACGACACATATTCGACGCCGTCAGTGGCCGAGCCAGTGCTTTCTTCGGCACCGGCAGACGCGAGCGCCTGTGCCATTGCATCCTTGTCGAGGGACGGGAGGTTGCCGCTTTTGGCGTATGCGGTGAGAGATGTAGACATGCTTGTGATCCTTTTACATTACACAGTTCAACGGAGGCTGTCTGGGCCTCATTTCACGGTCAGTCGTTCTCCAGACTTGCCCGTGCTCATGAAGGGGCTGAGGTCAATCCCAGCCTTCTCCATTTCCTTCCAGTCATACGAGCGACGCCCGGCGACTGGTGTCAGTTCGACCGCGTGGTTGCCCACGATCAGGTCACGCGCGTTGCGTGCCTTCATCTCGGTCTTGATGTCTTCGGCGGCAGTATCCTTGCGCGCCTTGGCGGCGGCCTCATCGCCCTTGGCAAGGACGTAGGATTGCACGGCAGCGTCCAGACCAGATCCGCGATTGCCTCTGCTGACAGTGGCCTCGCCCTCGATCTCGATGCCGCACTGCTCCGCGAACGGGCAGCCGCCATACTTCTTGCACTGACCGTCGCGCTTGCCCTCGCGGTCGAGGCGGTCGACGGTCTTGGCGCTCAGCATCTTCTTGGCGCGCGGTGCCAGCCGATCAAGGACATCCGGGTCGCGCGGCACGTCGAACTCTAGGATGTCGTTGTAGTTTGACGCGTCCATGTAGAGCAGCTTGCCAGCCACCGGCTTCGGGAAGTCGTCACCCTGCAGGTGCGCGATCTCCATGCCGGTCTGCAGCTGCGTGACGTGATCCTTGCGCGGCAGGTAGTTGCGGTTGGTGCGCGGGTCGATGGTCTTGAACTCCATGCCGACCCACCCCGCGTCCGTCGACATGTAGCCGTCAGGCGTGGCACTGACGCGGTGATCCTCGCTGATGATCGACACCTGATCGTCGCCACAGTGCAGCAGCGTGGCACCCGACGCCGACAGGCAGTCGACGAGGTACAATTCGCCCTGCTTGCCGCGACGCGCGAACCCCCAATTCTGCTCGACGGCAGGCAGGTTGCGCTCGAACCACTGTTTGCGAATGCAGCTGTCGGCGGTGGAGGCATTCAGATACTTCGAGCGGTCGATGCCGAAGCCCTCGCCGTCATCCAGCGCCTGCGCGCCCTGCAATACCAGATCCTTGATCATTGTGTGGTCTCCTCTGCTGCGCGCATGGCGAACTCCGCCAGCGCATTGGTGGCGCGCTCAAGCTGCACGTCGATGGCGTTGTAAGCCGCTATCATTTTGCTTCCGCGATTCCATACGTACTCGAAATTCTCTTCCGTGCGGCCCAGCATGCGGATGCATGACCACAGAACCACAGACGCTGCGTCGGTCGGGAGGGTCGGGTCGCCGGCATCGCTGAACGAGGGGTACATCTCGACCATCCGGTCGAACGCCTCGATCCCGATGATGTCGACGATGGTGGGCGCAGGCCGTGGTGCCTGCAGGTTATCGATCTCGGCGCGGAGCTTGGCGTTCTGCTCCTCGAGATCCGCGACTTGTTTCTCTAGCGTTTGCTGTTTCATTGTGCTGCCTCCTGATGGGCGTCTGACGTTGCGGTGTGAGCGCGGCGCTTGGCCATCGAGATGGTATGCACCGCTTTGGCGAGTTTGTTGTCGACGTAGAGCGTGTCGACGTGCACGGGCTTGCCCTGCCCCATGCGATGCAGGCGGGCGTAGAACTGATCCATGACGCTGGGCGACCAGTCCTCCTCGACGACAACGATGGCGTTGCCGCCCTTCTGCAGATTGAGGCTGACGCCCATCGCGCCGATCTGCCCGACCAACACATCCAATTCACCAGCGTTGAACTGGCGCTGCAGCTCCGACTTCTGGGCGGTGGGCGTGCGGCCGTCGAGCTGGGCGACCTTGAGCTTCTTGCCGCGCAGCTCAGCGACCAGAGCGTCGATGACCTCCCGGTGCCACGCGCCGACAAGGATCGCGCCCTGCTCGGCGTCCGCGCGCTGCCAGATGAAATCGGCGGCGGCTGGCACCATCGACACGCCCATCTCACGACGCATGGTGGCGAGGTGCTCGTCGTTCTGCGCGATGGCCTGCTCGATCTGACCCACCGTCATCTTGTTGATCGCGCGGTTTATCGCGGAGATACCTGACACCTCGACCGCCAGCCGGGTATGGGTAAGCGACGGCATGCTCTCCCACACGTCGTCCAGCGTGCGGCGGGTCGCGCACGTCGAAAGAATGTTTCCCAGCTCATCGAGGTTGCGCGACCCCACAGTCATCTTTACGGGAAAGCGCGCGCCGGAAAACTTGCGCTCTTGCACGATGCAATAGCGCAGGTTGAAGCGGTCGACGTTCAGCGCGCCGATCTTCTTCTTGATCTCTTGAGGCGCGGCCCGGAACAGGAACGGGATCAGGTCGTCCGCCCACCGGGTCATTGGGGATCCGGTCAGGAACCAACTGTGTTCGAAGGCCTCGACCATGCCACCGCGACCGAGGATGGCCTTGGTGCGCTTTGCCTTTGTGCTCTTCAGCGCGTGGCTCTCGTCGCAGATCATGGCGGCGCGCATGCCGTTCAGGGGCTCGCGTGCCCACGCCATCAGTTCATGCTGGCGCTTGGTCGCGATCTCATAGGAGCAGATCAGGATGTCGGACTTGGGGTCGATCACTGTCGACCCCTTGGCAAGGATCTGGGGCGTGCAGACCATGTGGTCGACGGCCTCAGCCGCCCACATGCGGAGCGAGATCGGGGGTCCGATGACGATGGTGCGCAGCACCTCAGCCTCGATCAGCGCCTCAAGCGCGGTGCGCGTTTTCCCAGTGCCCATCCCGTTGAAGCATCCGGCGATGCGGCGTGACGCCAAGAATTTAGCGTCGGCAATCTGGTGGGGGAGAAGTTCCATGTGGTGTGTGTCCTACTTCGCTACGTCATACAGCCGCCAATGGGGCGACAGGTGCATCATATGATGCTGATGGCTGGCCCGTCAAGAGGTGATCGGGCCGACCATTTCGGTGATGCGGGTCAGGTCACCCATCCTCCATTGTGCAGGCAGGTACACCATCGGTGATGTCAATACGAAGCACCCCAACGCGACTTGGACCTGCAAAACCGTCTGCGGCTTTTCGGTTACTATAAACGTGAACATCCGTGCCAGCGAGGTAAACATTCTGCCATGTGCTCGTGACTTTGGGGATGTCGCGGAGGTTTTCTGGCCCTTGAATATCAGCAACCGTTGGGCCAGTCTCTAGATTCCAAAGGCAGGCGTATGCGCCGTTACTGTCTACGGCCAGCAGCGTTACCTTGTTGCCGCTAATGGACTGGCACTCATGCGGGAACTCGGTGGGGGGTGTGAATTTGGTCATGTCTTTTCTCCTAGTGTATCTGCTTTGATGCGGATGGCGCGCCTGACGGCTGGGCCGCCCATCTCTCGACCGCCTGCCAGCCACTTGCGCATGGTGCGCTCATTGACGTCCATGCGTCGTGCCATCTCACGTTGCGATATGCCCATACTGTCGATGATTGCTCTGAGTTGTTCTGGCCTCATACTTTCCTCCAGATGACAAGGCCGACGATCTTCTCGACCATTTTGACGCGACCTGCTCGCCTCATCTGAAAGAGGGCTGCGGACACTTGCTCTGTCGTGCGTTCGATCTCGTAGTCGTTGCGGAGAGCGGTCTGCAGATCGCCGCACGTCACGTCTTTGGTCATAAGCTCAAGCATGGCGGCCTGCACGCCGCGTGGTCGGCCCTTGAGCAGGTGCTGGAGTGCCCGTGGGTTGCGGCGCTCTTTCTTGCGCATCTCCATCCATGCGACCCGGTATCGATCCTCATCAATCATGACGTCTCTCCACTATCGCTATCGCGCATCATTTCTTGAGCGTCCTCTATTGCGCGCTGTTTGTATTGGCACCAGTCTGGCGTTACCATGTCGACAGGCAGAGGCCGTGAGTTTTGGTCCTCTGTTTTGTTCCATACGCAGACGTTGCCCACCCGTCCTTGGCAGTCGAAGCGACCGCTCTGGCACTTGGCCACTAGCTTGTTCGGTTCGTCTTCCCACTCAATGACCGCTGGTCCGAATGTCTTTTGGTAATCAGCCATGTTTGGCCCTTTCAGCATGTGCCGCAGTATGCGGGGATTTCGATTGGTGTGTGGAACGGCAGGGTCATTGCCCATGCGCAGGCCAGCACGACGGCAAGTGCGGCGCAGGTCAGCACCCATGCGCTGGCTTGCGGGCGCAGGCTGTAGCGCTGCATGTGGCGCGCCTGACGGCGCACCTCCGCGCTTGGGTAGGCTGGCGTGACGCTGCCCGGATCCGGCTCGAAGTGCTGCGCCTGCCGTGCGATGTATTCGCGGTTGCTGGTCATGGTGTGGTCTCCTGTGGTGTGGTGGGTGACCCCGGCTTACGCCGAGGCCTTCTTGATGGCGCGCTTTTCGGCGCGGGTGATGACGTCGGCGGCGTAGGCCTCGGCCTCTGCCAGCGTGCGGAACCGCTTATAGCTGGCGGTCGGCATCGGACCAAACACCTTGCCGTCGCGCATGCCATGCGGCTCAACAAGAAATGTTTCCTCGAGATGGCTGTCCAGAGCCTCGACCGGGCAGAGCGCACGACTGTCAGCGTCGATCACCCAGAACTCGCGGTCGATGGTGAACATGTGGCCAAACTCGCGTCCCTTGTTGTCAAAGACGTCGAAGGCTGCGGCGTGGAGGCGCACCTGCTCACGCTCGGTGCGGGTGATGCGAGCGCGGCGCGCGCCGGTGTGCTGGCAGACGTACTGTGCGGCGGTGGGGATATGGTCGAAGGTCATGGTCGGCTCCGTGTGGTGTGTTTCGATGAAGCAGATATACGCTGCTGATCAGATGCTGACAAGGGGGATTATAGAATTTTTTGTCGGATTGACCGTGGCATGGTGCCGTGCCTATGCTGTAGGTCCAACAAAAAAGGGCTCCACCGTGTGAGCGGTGGAGCCAAGTTCAGGGAGGAGTGTGCACGAGAATGTCTCGGCGGTAGCAGTACCACCACCATATCTCGTGCCCACGCCTCCAGTCAACACTAGATGGAGTGCAAAATGAGTGAATTGAAGCAGGCGGCGATTGAGCTGGCGGAAGACGGCTTCTGGGTTTTTCCGTGCCGAGCTGGCACCAAGATCCCGGCGATCAAGAAGTACCTCGACGTCCGTATGACCGTTCAGGAGGTGTCGGATTGGTGGGATCGGCACCCGACTGACAACATCGGAATGAACCCGGAGGCGAACGGATTGGTCGTGCTCGACCTCGATCTATACAAGCCGGAGTGCAATTGGGACCGCGACGTGCCGGACACGATGTCGGTGTCGAGCGCCAGCGGCGGCGAGCACTATTATTTCGAAGACGGCGGCAATCGGTTCCCCGGCAAGTTCAACGGATACGAGGGGGTCGACATCAAGCACCGTGGCGTGGTGGTCCTGCCCCCGTCGCGGTTCGGGAACGGCGTGTACGAATGGGGCAACGACGAGCTACCGGCGCGCCTGCCTGACTGGTTCCCGACCCGCGTCGCGGTCACGGTCGACCCGATGGCGGCGGCCCTGATGGGGGTGTCGCGTGGCGCTGACGTGCCTCGGCTGATCGAGACCGTCAAGGCTGCGGAGAACACGATCAGCGACAGGGAGGCGTGGCTGGCTGTCGGGCATGGGCTGCACTATGAGGCGCACGGCACGCAGCATGAGGAGGCCGCGCGCGACGCGTGGATCCAGTGGTGCCGCCGGTGGGACGGCAGCGATGACGCCGACACGCTCGAGGTCGAGGCCATCAAGATGTGGGACTGCGCGGCGGATCCGGCCGAGGTAGTGGCCAGCGGACGCAAGCCGATGACCGGCGGCAGCGTCATGCACTACCTGCGGCCGGAGGTGAAGGCGGAGCTGGCACCGATCAGCGAGGGCGGCCTGTTTCGCAGGCCTGACCAGATCAGTGAGCACATGCCGCCTTGGCTGGTCGAGAACCTGATCCGGGTGGGCGGCACGCAGGCTGTCGTCGGGATGAGTGCGGTGGGCAAGACGGCGCTGTCGGCCGGGTTCATCGCGGGCATGCTGGCGGGGCGCACAGAACTCTACGGGCTGGGGAAGGCGGAGCGACCGCTGAACATAGCGTGGGCCAATGCCGAGGAGGCGGCTGCGGCGATGAAGCTGCAGGTCATGGCGGCGCAGCACAAGCACATGCTGCCGCAGAAGGGTGACCTGTTGATCGTCGGAGAGGAGGCGCTTGAGACGGAGCACAATGGCCTCGAAATCGTTCTTGAGCAGCAGAACCCGGCGCACGGCCGCATGGAAGTGGTGCCGAATGAGCCGCTGATTGAGCGACTGATCGTGGAGCTGAGGGACGCCAATATCGACCTGCTGATGGTGGATCCGATCACGGAGTTCAATGGGGGCGACGAGAACAGCCGTTTCCACGCGCGCATGCTCAACCGCCAGTTCCGCAGGATCAGCCGGGAGACCGGCGTGGCGGTCATGTATTGGGCGCACACCGGCAAGCCGCCGGAGAACAAGCGGCCGGACTGGTACGCGGCTGACCTCTATGCGCAGCGTGGGTCGTCGCAGAACATCGGCGCGGTGCAGGGTGGATCGACCCTGACGCCGTTCCTGCCGGATGGGTCGTCGGGGGATGCGTGGGAGGCGTACAGCGCGGCCAAGCGCGGAGAGCGACCCAACATCATCCTGTTCAACACGGTCAAGATGAAGATGTCACCGACCCTGTTCCGGGCGGCCTACGTCATCGAGCCGTCCGACATGAACCCTGACCTGCCGGTCGTGACGCACATTGGCTACAGGGAGGCGGAGGACGCCGTCTCCAAGGACAAGAACGCGGCCGACGCCGTCCTGAAGAGCAGCCAGACGCAGACGCTGGTGCGCGCCCTTGGAGTTGGCGTGCACAGCCGTGGTCTGGTCAACAAGGCAGTGGGCGGTAGGGACGCGTTCCCCAAGGATATGCGAGCCGACCGACCCGAGAGCAAGAAGGTGCTGCAGCGGTGGATGAGGGCGCAGGAGTGCGTCGTGGATGGCGCGACCTACAGCGTCACGGCGGTGATTGGGGACGACTCATCTGCCAGCTTTGAGGTGCGCATTATTGAGGTCGGAAATGCGTGATTTCTGTGGCAGAATGGCAGGTCAGCTGCCACGCTGTCAATGCAATGTTGTTTGTTTTCAATATGTTAGGGTGTGGCAGTGGCAGGGCGTGGCAGGCCTCTGCCACGCTCGTAACCTGTTGAAAGCAAAGGAAAAAAGCAGTGTCGTGGCAGATGGCTGGCAGGGTAGTACTAACGTACACTCCGCTGCGCTGTTGCCACAGCGCGGAGGCGTCAGTGAGCGAGCGCCAGCCACAGATAAAAATAGGGGGTCAAAAAACACAAAGACCTCGGTCAGCATCTGGGGGAGGAGGTTCCAGATAGACCGAGGTCAAGGGAGCTGTTAAGCTCTGCCCACACCACATGAGCAAGGGGATGGTAGCATGAGCAACATTCGTATTCTAGGGGTCGATCCCGGGCAGACCGGCGGGCTGGCCATCGTGCAGGGCGGTCGGTTGGTCAAGGGCACGCGGATGCCCGTGGTTGAGATGCGCGGCAAGAAGCAGGTCGACGCTCGGGGAGTGTTCGACTGGTGGGGCGACTGTCTGGTGCCGTTCGACGTGGCGGTGATTGAGGCGGTGCACGCGATGCCGAGGCAGGGCGTGAGCAGC